GCTCGTGGGGCTACTGGAGCACAAGGCCCCGAAGGACAGATGGGGAAACAAGGGATACAAGGAGAAAAAGGCGATAAAGGCGATCGAGGAGACCCAGGAATTCAAGGTGAGCAAGGAATACCCGGACCTCAGGGTGATCCAGGGCCACCCGGACCATTCTGTCCTGACGGATTTCACATAGAAATTGTATCTTTGCATCAAAGACAACCCGTTGATCAAGATTTGGAAGTTGCCGTTTGCGCTGCTGATTAGGAGACGCCATGAACGAGACCCAATATCGAGGGTTACTTCTTACAAAACTTCGAGATTTGTTTCCAGGGTGTGTCATTCTTCGTACCGACCCATCATACGTGCAAGGCATTCCAGACATTCTGATTCTCTTTCAAGACAAATGGGCAATGCTTGAAATCAAGATTTCAGGAAACGCTAGTGTTAGACCGAACCAAAGACATTATGTTGAGAGATTGGGTGAAATGTCATTTGCCTCATTTATAAACCCTGAGAATGAAGAGGAAGTGCTGAATGATCTTCAATTCGCATTCGGATTTGTTGGGGCAACACGCATTTCTTAGTCCGAGTAATTATCATTGGCTGAATTATGATGATCAAAAGTTGGAAGCTCGTTTTGTTGCTGCTATGGCTGCTAAACGTGGTATTGATTTACATAATCTTGCGCACGAGGCAATTCGTCTAGGGGTAAGACTATCTAAGACGAACAAAGCGTTGTCTACTTATGTGAATGATGCAATTGGATACAAAATGGAATGTGAACAAGTTTTGTACTATTCCAACAATTGTTTTGGCACAGCAGACACGATTTGTTATCGACGAAATAAACTGAGAATACATGATTTGAAGACCGGTATAATTCATACTTCGGAACATCAGTTGGAAGTTTATGCAGCATTGTTTTGTTTGGAATATGCTGTGTACCCATACGACATCGAAATTGAACTTCGGATTTATCAAAGAGAAGATATCAGAGTATTCGAACCATACCCTGAAACTATTGAGAACATTATGGAGAAAATTATAGAATTCGATAAGCAAATCGAAGAAATGAAGGCGTCAGATAGATTTTAAAGGGAGGCGAGAATGTTAATGGACGAAGAAGAGTATTTGGCGCATTATGGCATTTTGCGTCGTTCCGGTCGGTATCCATGGGGTTCTGGAAAGAACAAGAATACTAGAAATAAAATCTTTCTCGATTATGTAGAAGAATTGCAAGAAAAAGGCTTGTCCGAAGCTCAAATTGCTGAATGGATGAACATTTCACAAAAAGAGCTTAGAGACACAAAAACAGAAGCGAAAGCGCAACAGAAACAGTCTGAAATTGTGTTTGCTCAACGTTTAAAAGATAAAGGCGTGTCTGTTAATGAAATTGGTAAACGTATGGGCAAGAACGAATCGTCTGTAAGAGCGCTTCTTGCGCCTGGCGCTGCTGACAAAGCAAATGTGATTCAATCTACTGCCAATGCGTTAGAATCGGAAGTCAAATCAAATCGTTTTGTTGATGTTGGAGCTGGTGTAGAACATTTAATTGGTGTTACAAGGAATAGATTAGATGTAGCTGTCACCATGCTTGTGAACAAAGGATATGAATTGCTTCCTGTCAACTTTACTCAGTTGGGAACTGGTAAAGAGACGCATATGAAAGTTTTGTGTCCTCCTGGAACTACGCAAAAGGAACTTTGGGCTAATAGACATGAAATCGTTCAAATGAAGAAATTTACTGAAGATTTTGGTCGTAATTATTATGGTTTGCACGATCCAATCAAACTCAATCCGGATAGGGTTCAAGTTGTTTATGGAAAAGATGGTGGAAAGCAAGCAGACGGCGTAATTTATGTCAGACCGGGTGTAAAAGACGTCGATCTTGGTGGCGCAAGTTATGCACAAGTTCGTGTCGCAGTTGGTGATGGTCATTACATCAAAGGTATGGCTTTATACAAAGACGATCTTCCAAAAGGTGTGGATGTCGTCTTCAATACGAAGGCAGAAGATACTGGAAACAAGCTTGATGCATTTAAGGCCGTTAAAGATGATCCAGAAAATCCATTTGGCTCCATGGTGCGTCAAATTGTTGAAAATCCAAATACACCAGACGAACAAGTTACTTCTGCCATGAATATAGTCAATGAAGAAGGAAAGTGGGCTGAATGGTCTCGTACTTTGTCAACTCAAATGCTTTCCAAGCAAGATCCGACTCTTGCTAGACAACAACTTGATGTGACATATGAGAATCGTCTTCAAGAGCATGAAGACATCTTGGCTCTTACTAATCCGACTGTTAGAAAGAAATTACTTGAAGACTTTTCTGGTAGTGTTGATTCAGCATCAGTACATCTGAAAGCAGCAGCACTTCCTCAACAGGCTGTTCACGTAATTCTTCCAATTCAAAATATACAGCCAACTCAAGTTTATGCACCAAACTATGTTGATGGTACAACGGTCGTTTTGATTCGACATCCACATGGTGGAACCTTCGAGATTCCAAGATTGACTGTGAACAACAACAATCCTGAAGCAAAGTCAACTTTGGGTAACGCAAGAGATGCTATTGGAATTCATCACAGCGTTGCTGAAAGATTGTCTGGTGCTGACTTTGATGGTGATACCGTTCTTGTAATTCCAGATCCTAGAGGTCAGATTAAAGATACACCTGCTCTTGATGCATTGAAGAATTTTGACCCCATTGCAGCATACCCAGGTTATGAAGGTATGCCTAAGATGAAGAACACTCAGGCTGAGATGGGGAAGATCTCTAATCTCATCACTGATATGACGATTCATGATGCACCACCTGAGCACATTGCAAGAGCTGTCAAACATTCAATGGTTGTCATTGATGCAGAGAAACACAATTTGGATTACCGGTTGTCATACAATGACAATAACATCAAGGACTTGAAGAAGACGTATCAAACCGGTGGTGCTTCAACGTTGATCTCAAGGGCTAAAGCCCCCGTTCGTTTACCGCAAAGAGAATTACGTCGTGCTTCTGAAGGTGGTCACATTGACCCCGCTACTGGTGAACTTGTCTTTGTACCTACAGGTAAGGTGAGTTACAAAGGTAAGCCGTTAACAACTAAGAGTACTAGGCTTGCAGAAGCCAAGGATGCAAGTGAGTTGTCATCTGGTACACGTATGGAGTTGATCTATGCAGAACACTCTAATAGATTGAAGGCTCTTGCTAATCAATCTAGACTTGAGTCCCTACGTACACCACCAGCAGAGTGGTCAACTTCAGCTAAGAAGACTTATGCTAATGAAGTTGAAACACTCAACGCCAAGCTATCCCTGGCCAAGGAGAACAGTCCTTTGGAAAGGCAAGCACAACTATTAGCTACTACTTGGCTTAAGGCTAGGAAGGATGCTAATCCTGACATGGATGATGAGACCTATGCTAAGATCAAATGGCAAACACTAGAAGAAGCCCGCTTCCGTACAGGTTCTGGTAAGAAAAGAATCAGGCCTACACAAGCAGAGTGGGACGCTATTCAAGCCGGTGCCATCAGTAATTCAAAGCTCAATGAGATACTGTACCATGCAGACATGGATAGCATACGTAAGCTAGCTACACCAAGGGACAAGCCGTTGATGACGTCTAATAAGATTCAGAGAGCTCGAGCTATGATGGATCTAGGATACACGAGAGCAGAGATAGCTCATCAACTAGGTGTATCAATCACTACTTTAGATAGAGGTTTACATTAGATCATTACTACTAAGATTAATAGTTACTAAAGAGTTTCTATTAGTCTTAGATAGTAATCATTAGTAGTAATAGTAAAGTAAAAAGAAAGGAGTAATCCAATGAGAAAGGTAATGCTTACTACTATAGACAATCCACATTCACCATTCGATAACTTTAAAAGTTGGTACGCCTGGGACGTGGCTGCCGGATACCATACGTCTGACTTCCTAGCTAGGATTGCGTTTCTTTCAGATCAAATGTCGGAGCCGGACCAGGACGCTGCCCTCGAGGCGGCTATCGATGAGATAGTAAAAGAAAATGTTTCAGGAGTTTATAGAAAAGTAGTTCAGGTCACTGACGATTCAGAGAACTTA